GGCTGTAAAGAAAGTCAATGATATGATATTAATTAAAGACGCTGAATATTGTTATCTACTAAAATGTATGCATGATAAAGTTAGAAAATTTGTCATTGAATTGGAGGAATCATCAGAATTAAAAAATAAGAAGTCTGAATTAGAACTTGAATGTGAAGAGATATTTAATAATTATGGCTTATGATTAAATTAAAAACATTGAAATTAAATGATAGAAATCCTCGTTAATAAAAGAAATATACAATGAAACCAAAAAAAATTGATTGGACACAAATTGATGCCTATCTTAAAGCTCAATGTACAGGAAAAGAAATTGCTGAAATCTTCGGCGTATCTTATGAAACATTATGCCGAAGATGTAAACAGGAGAATGGTGTCGAATTCGGCGAATACGCTCAAATAAAAAAAACACAGGGCGTCAATCTCATACGTGCAAAGCAATTCGAAATTGCTATGAAAGGAGATAAGACGATGTTAATATGGCTCGGAAAACAATATCTCGGGCAAAAGGAAACAGTTGACTTAGATAACGTTAATACTCAATCAGTTATGAATGTAATAGTCGATAGTGAAGAAACAAAAAAAATATTTAATGATTTGATAGAATTTACAAAGGATAAGAAATTTGTTAATAATGTAATCAATACACGTCTTAAAGAATACAAAGAAAAAAAGAAAAATGATGCAGTTGCCGCCGAAGATAACTAATGTATTTGCACGAAATGCTAAGGCTTTTATTGATGGTCATCGTCTAATCATCAATGAAGGCGGTCAGGGGTCTTCAAAGACTTATTCTATCTTGCAACTGATGTATATCATCTGCAAACAATGTAATGGCATTCGTGCTTCTGTGTGTTCTTACGCTTTTCCACATCTATCACGTGGTACAATGCTCGATTGGGAACGCATACTGATGTCATTCGGAGAAAATGTGCGTGCTATAAGAACACGCAATACATATAGAATTGGTAAATCACGTGTAGAATTCTTTGGTATTGAAGGCAATTTAGCAATAGGTCACGGTCCCAGACGTGATATTTTGTTTATAAATGAATGTAACAGAAGAATAACTTATGAAGTATTTGATTTGCTTGCATCACGTACTCAATTGTGTGTATTTTTGGATTATAATCCTGATCGTGAGTTCTGGGTGCATGAAAAAGTTATACCAAATTTTCCACATGTATTGATACGATCGAATTACTTAGACAATAAGTATTTGCCTCAGTTAGAACGCGAAAATATTGAACTCAAAAAAGACAAAAAAGGATTTGAAAACTGGTGGAAAGTTTATGGTCTCGGTCAACTCGGAACGCTTGAAAATGCAATAATATCATCATGGCATTATGGCGAATTTGATACAACATTACCTTATGGTTATGGTCTTGATTTCGGCGTAAAGCATCACGATGCAATGACAAAAGTTGCTGTAAATCGAGACAAAAAAATTATTTATGCTAAAGAAATGATATATGAGAAGGGTCTATCAACTGATCAGCTTGCTATGTTAATACATTCAATCGATGTAGGTCGTTCATTGATTGTTGCTGATTCAGCAAACCCACGTTCTATTCTTGACCTTCGTTCGCGCGGTCTGAATGTTCAACCGGTACAAAAGGGAAGAATTATTGATGATATTAAAATGCTCAATAACTATGAAATTGTAGTTGACCCGGATAGTTATAATCTCGGAAAAGAGCTTACGAATTGGATTTGGCTCGATAAGCGTGGCGAAATACCAATAGACGAAAATGATGATTTGATTGATTCAATGCGTTATTATATTCGTACTGTATTACAACCGGTAAAAGTAGTAAGTCAAAAATTACTGTTATGATTGATAATATAACATACAGACAATACTTACAACTTGATAACGATAAGCAAGCAGAATATAATTTCTACATACGTTATGCTATAAGATTTAATCAATCGATTGATGTGTTTAAGATAGGTGATTTGACGGAACAAAAGTTCGGACTTGTTAAAGATTTGCAATTTGATGTTGAACAAGGTCTATCGTTTAGCTCAACAGTTGAATACATCGCAAAAATTAAAAATAAAAAACAAAGTATAATTGCTAATTGTTATCTTGATAAATTATGCCAACAGCGTAAATATTTAATTTCAGAAATTGAACGTATTTCAGAGATTGAATCTATTGCGCTGTCTTATACACCAACTGCTGATGAGATTAATGCAGGTATAGAACAACTCAATTCACTCGGTAGTTATCTTCAATTTCGCTCAATTGCTCAGGCGCTTAATATTACAATTAATGATGTGAAGGCAATGCGCTATGATGAAGCATTCCTTGAACTTGTAGCGCAAAAGAAAATAAATGATTATCAAGATAGGTTACAAAAAATTATTGCAAATAAAAAATAAATACATAAATTTGAATAATATTTTATGAAATGGAGAATTTTAAACTCATTTCTACATTAAAGGATTATACAACATCAAAAGGTTGGTATTTTCTTTCCGGCGATAATTTTCATCAAAATTTTGAGGCAACACAATATGAATATGAACCTGGTGCACTTGTTCTTGCTGTTGATTTTGACGCTTCACCTTCATTTTCAATCGGTAATTCAATATCATCAATTGATTATACTGGTGTGATTGCTCTCGGTCGTAAAATTGAAGAAGATGAACTAACATATTCAAATCTTGACGAAACGTTTTGGCAAAAATACATAAATAGACTTGAGGAACTTATGCAATTACTTACTATTGCAATTATAGATATAGCATGTAATAACGAACTTGAAATCAGGAATGTAAAATACAGGATGGATTTAAATAAATTTGATACAAATATTGATTTCGTTGCAGCTGAAATAACATTAGTACAATGACAATGCGTGATAAAATACAAGATTGGCTCGATCAAACGAAAGATGATTTGATTACGAATTATAATCGCATTGGTCTTCGGGCATCTGGCGAATGGGAACAACAACTTGAAACACGCATTGAAGATTCAAAATCATCAATACACGCAATAATATTAGGTGCACGTCATACAGCAATTATGACATCAGGCAGGTCACGAAACAAAAATCAATCACCTGCTGCATTACGTGCATTTGTTGGCTGGGCAGGTAGTACATTTCTAAGACAATGGGTACAAAATAAATCACTGTCAATTAATCCGTATGCAGTTGCCTATAAAATAGCACGTGAAGGCATATCGGTTCCTAATAGATTTAATAAAGGAACATTAATAACCGATGTTATAAATGAAAATAGAGTAAAAAAACTATATGAATCACTGAAACATGTGATAATTAAAGATATGAAAAGTGATGTAATAAAAATATTAAAATAATGTCAGTAACAAATATCACAGTATATCAAGATAATATTGATGGCGATTGCAATCTGCTTGCAATACATAATCCGCTTATATTTCTGATTGATGTTGAGTATAGTGGTGCTGCGCCTCAGATATTATGTGATATGTATTATGATCATGTAATACCAGACGATAATCCTAATGATACATTTACACTTGCATTTGATACTGATATAAGCGCAACGCAACGCAGATATAGACTTACTGCAGATGAGCTTTTACGAGCTCACATGGATACGTTTGAGGATACAGTACAAGCCTATAAAACAGTTGAAATCGTTCAGAATATTCAAAAAAAATTTACTTTAAGGTTCTATGATTCCGACGAAACAGAAGAACAAATTGTTTATATCGTAGCATTTCACGCCAGTAGACAATTTGGCGAAAATCCTGCGCTTACAGATATTTACAATAATGAAGATACGATTTATATTGCTGGCTATAATTTTCCTGTTTATATTTATTTTTATAATGATGACCCAGGTGCTGAAGCTTATATAACAGACGGTTTAAACGATTATTCGCTTGGCTCAGAAAGCATTTATTTGCTTGATGATTTAGACGATTGGGAAGGTTATTATTATAGTACATACCCAAAAGACTGGGTATTATTATATGATCCTGGTACGTATAATGACCAACGAATGTATGAGATATCGTCAGGTATTGGTATGTTTAAAATGAATAATCACTGGAATCCGTCTAATTATTCATTGCTGAGTATATATCGCCCGTCGATAGAAATTGAACCAGGTGAAACAAACTGGTGGTGTGAAATAAAATATCGGAAAGGCGGAAATAATGCTTTATTTGTTACAACAACAAGAATGGTAGGTGGCGGGCCTATGTATATTAAAACACAATTATTACCTTATAGCGATGATTGGACAACAGTAGATTTTGAAATCTCAAATATGTTTTCGAATCCGGTAAAACGAAATCCTCTTATCGGTTTCTATCAAATAAAAAATTTGTATCAAGGTGTTTATGAATGTGAAATTGATTATATAAAAATATATCGAAAAGCAAGCGCAAAAGAGTATTATCGTTTGAAATTAAATAATATTACACAAGATACAACATTTAAATTTTATCAAAATTCGTTACTTAAGGCAACTAAAACAGTTGTAGTTAAACCTATGTGTAATCAAAATAAAGTATTAAAATATCTTGATAGTAACGGTCAATATCGTTTCGTAATCTGTAATCAATACTGGGAGATGCGAGACAATCCAACGTTGCTCGGAAAAACGAATAAAATCATAACATCAATACTTAACGATCAGTCTGATGCACGTGTCGTAGGCTATAAAAATGAACGTAAATTGACACTTGTTGCAGAAAATATAAGCAAAGAAGAACTTGAAATAATATCTGACATATATACAAGCCCTTGTGTATATATATATATTGGGGATGGAACATCAGATTTAAAAACAGACTGGTTACAAGTTACTATTAATGCACAAGATAATATTGTGAAAAATAAAAAAGGTGATTATGTTGATATAATATTTGATGTAACATTACCAAAACAATATACTATAACATTATTGTAATACATGCGAAGATTATTGATAAAATGGCAAAATGGCAATATATATGATGCTGATATTGATGATAATACAGCAATAGGTATTGATTTTCAATGTTATGATTTAAAAGAGCCCGCAAAACGAAA